TTATGCCGTTCTTTACGACAAAATCTTTTTGTGTAGCCATCGGTTCACTCTCCCCAATGTTTTATTATATTTATATAAATTTATTCTTTAATTACCTAACTAAATAACGAACAGTAACGGAACCTGCTTGTAAATTTGAAGAACCGTTTGCACTTATTATTCTGAGCCTTGTTAAAAGCGCCCCTACATTTTTCGAACCGCCACCTATCGTGACATAAGAGTTTGTTTGAGATTGTGCTGTCCAGTCACATAACCAAACATTATCAGATGCCGCATTTCCAGTAGCGGAATCTCTTCTAAATAATTTATAAGTACCATTCAAACGATAAGTAGAACCTGCCGCCGCTTCACCAGACATCACAAAACCATTTCTGTTTCCGCTACTTCCATAGTTACCACCACCATTCACTGCACCTTGTGATATGTAAGAATTTCTTTCTTGATAGCCTGTACCGAGAAACGCGCTAGAAGTTCCAAGTTGTAACATTGTATTTGTGCCAGTACCACTTTTATAGAAATTTTCAAGTGTAACAAATATTATTTCAGCACCGGCGCCAATATCAAATTGTAACTCGACTGCGCTGTTATCAGCAGACTTTGTTTCTTGCCTCCAACCACTTGCACCAGAAATAGTACCAGTAAATGTGTAGTTTGCAGTTAAATCAAGTTGCGATGAACCGATCGCGTTGTTAGTTACTCCTGCTGCTTTTACTCTCGTTAATGCCATTTTCTCCTCTACACTATCGACAATGATCCGTTAATGACTACTGAAACTCCTGAGTCAATTGTTATTGGTCCACCAACTACCGCATTATCATTTGAGTCTAAAGTAAATCCTGTTTGTATTCTATTCGTATTCTTTCTTACTGGCGTATTTGTAATCGCTAACGCATCATTTAATTTTGCGGCTGTGACACTATTATCTGAAACAGTATTAGTACTGTGGGCGTGTCCCATCGCAGTGATAAAATCTATAGTATGAGTCGCAGAGTCAAGAGCTTCACTAAAGGTTATAGTACTTCCACTTACCGTATATGCAGAGTTAGGAGCTTGTATTACACCGTTAACTGATACAATTAATTGTTCCGCAATAAAGTTTGGTTGCGGTACAGTGTCGATTTTAAGCGTATACGATGAATCGCCCGTACCGGTGATCGCATCCATTCTTTGATATATTCCAAACTGTGGTGACTTACCGAGAGTACTCATCCTGCGAGCTCCATTAAAGTTAAAGTAGAAACTGCACCAAACTTTGTTGCATCATCACTCCATGTTTGACAATTGTTTATGTACAAATATGATGATGCTTCACAGAACGCTTGAACTTTATATGTCAACGAAGATGTTGAACTTGGTGTATCTAGTAGTTCTATAGTTGACGGTTGTGTAGGTGCATTAGAACCAACACCATTTCCAAATACATGAGCAGGTGTTCTACTACCTAAAGCAACACCATCTGATGCCCCACTGCTACTACTGCCACCTTGACCATTATAATCTATAGGTGGTAATATCATACTTCCATCTCTTACAATACGAATTCCGAATCTTTGATTTGCATTAGCAGAAGCATTTAATACGCATTTAGCGAGTATTTTATTTGATGTTGAACTTGGTGTTATTGATACAGTAAGATCAATAATATCTTGATAAGAAGCATCATTGAAAGTATAATTACCACGAAATATTGCTTGTTTTACTTGTAAAATATGACCAGTCGCTTGTAAAACATGACCACTCGCAACATTTATAGTATTACCACCACTTGATGAACCTTGTATATTTTGAACTGTTAATGTACTCATTTATATTCCTTATGATGGTCTATAGCCAGTTAAAGCAGTTACTTCATCTTGAGTTAATCCTAAGTCTAATAATTTTTTATTGCCACTAACCTTTGGATCAACATAACTATCCATAGATGATTTTATTGATGTCCATGTAGGAGGCGTGCCTTCAAACATATTATCTTTCATTGCATTATATTCACTTTCATTACTAGGAGGATTACCAGTATAGCCTTTAAAGTTTTCGTTTTTTTGAACTATTGTATCAAATAATGCCATATTTAATTTCCTTATAAATCATATTCTATAAAAATAACACTACTTATTGTTTGTGCCAATCTTGCATCGTCACTAGCATTTGGGTTCCAAATGTAAGCAAATTTTTGAGCTCCTCCACTGACGGAATCTTGTCTAAATTTAAAGTTTTTTGAACCTGCTGTGCTAGCACCATCAATATAGTAGGTACCTCTTAAGTGATGCCAATAATCTTGAGCAGTGTATGTAAAACCTGCAATACCAGAATGCGTTGTTCCGTCGTAAATTAAATCATAGTTAACAGCACCCGAATAATCTGCCCAACCATGTAAATGAACATGAACTAAAAACTTGCTGTTTGCTTTCACCTGTGTAATACTAGTATCAAAAAAATCAATTACATCTGTCTCGGTCATAGCTGTTCTGGTGTTATTAGTAAACTTAGTAATAGCTAATGTTTTACCACCATTTGTTCCACCAGTGCCACCATTAGCTGTTGGTAAAATACCAGTCACTTTACTAGTTAAATCTATAGTGCCATTTGCGATCTTAGCATCAGTGACTGCACCTGCGTTTATATTTGCAGTACCGACTGCATCAACCGGTAATCCGGTTGTAGTAATTGCTTTTCCTAAAAATATAACGTAAAAGTGATCTGACGAGTTTACTGCACCAGTCATAGTTAAAGTTGTTCCGCTTGCAGAATATGCTATTGCAGGTTCTTGTCTGGTATTATTGACAAACACTGCAATGTCTAAAGCACTACCTACACTTTGTTGTAATGTGTATGAAGTTCCACCATTACCAGTAATAGTTTGCTTTTGTAAGCTTACGTGTTGTGTGGCTGGCTTTTGACCAAGTGTTGACATATTATGTTTGCTCCACGTATGATACTATAACGTCTAATGAATCTGAGTCTGATGCAACTGCTTTCAACCTATCTGCTGTTTGCATTATAATCTTATGATCTCCACCTACGATAACTTCTGTGCCGCCTGGTGCAATTGTAACATTCTTAACAATATGAGTTGGAGTAGAATCTGCAGCAGAATCCATAATTGCTGCACTAAAATTAACATTCTTGTTTGGTAGTACGTTTGCTGCTGACATTCCGATAATAATTGTCTTAGTCGAACTTGGGCACGTATATAAGGTTGCCGAATCAGTACTTAACTGTGTAGTTAAAATATTTTTAAGTGTGTTAGGCATCTCTTATCCTCCAAAAATTAATGCGTTTAACAGACCTTCATTACTCGCTATGGTTGTAGCTTCAGACGAGTCGAGTGATAAAGAAATTATTTGTGCCGAATCTGTTAGCCCTCGTACCTGCATTTGCCTATCAAAGTCAATACGATTATCATGAACGCTTACCGCGTTTCCTAGTTCTGCTAATTCTCTTGCTTTTGTCATTTACTATCCTATTAAATATCCAATAAACCTATTGTAATCATCAGTACCGGATCCGTTAAAATATATCGTTGAAGTACCACTGTTATGTTTTAGATGTATAGTATCTCCGGCTCCTAATTGTATAAGATTTATAATATTTGGGTTACGCCAGTTAATGCTCGCGTCATCATTATTAACGTGCACTATTGCAACAACAGCTTCGCTTCCGCCACTAGGAGTGTGTAACATCTGTATTACAAGGTTACCCGGGCCAACTAGAAAATATGCAGAGAAAAAATATACTCCAGCAACAGGCGCAGTAAACTTATATGTAGAAGTATTAAAACCACTACCTAAATTTAAATCTGCGTTGTTCCATGGTAAAATAGTACCACTTGAAATATTTCCACCACCTGATGGCCACACAGAAAAAGCAACTTGAGTACTTGCACTTTTTAAAAGCCTACCACTAGCATCGATAGTGGCCGAAGTTGTACCAGCTGCATTTTTAATCGTATCCGTCTTTATTTCATTTACTTTTATATCGCCCATACTTCTATTTATACCTTATGATTTAACTCCATATAATTTGTACTCAAGTGCCAAATTTCCACTACCCGGATATACTTGAATATAATTTATCGCAGCAGTAGATCTCCACACTGCGGCATCAATATAACGACCCATTAACATTGGATAATAACTGTATATTTGTGAATTTATCTTAAAAAGTTTATAATGCGATGAGGTATTTGGATTTAGAAACGTAATTTCAAAATGTCCGTTTTGCCCAGTACCAGTACCTAATTGAGCGTAACCTTCAGCTATGATAAAGTAAGTAGCATCATGATCAACATAATTTATGCTGTATGCTGAAGCGCTTCCATAGTAACCGGAATAATATATAGCTTGTCCATAATTAGTGCCTCCATCACCAGAGTTGCTGCTTCCTACTCTCATATATACGCCTGTTTGTGTGCTAGGTTTGCAATTTGACAATACCAAACGTAGCTCACTGTATTCTGTAGTTATAGTTCCACTGTTAAAAACTAATGAAGAAGCATTCATGGAGCCTTCTGATATAAGCAATTCTTTAATTCCTCCAGTCATATTAGGTAGTGTGATTGTTCTGTCTGCTGTAGGATTTTGAACTGTTAATTGTGTGTGATTTGCGTCATCTGTAGAACCATCGAAGTATAATTTAGTGCCATTTTCCAGATAAACGTCTTTATGAAACTGTACGAGTTGTCCACTTCCTCCTGTAGAGAAACTCTGGATAAGGTTATTATCCATTTTAAAATTTAATCCGGTAAAGCTTCCAGTATTAGCAGAATCAATAGCAATTTCATAAATTTCGCTACTAGTAGCATTAGGCCTTATCTGCATTTTATCATTTACAGTTAAATTTCCAACAACCTCTGCGCCTGAGTCTGATACTGAAAGCCTTCTTGTGCCACCATGCGTCATTTGTAAATTACCAGCAGCATTAGACAGATCGTTAGGCGCTTCAAATAATTGTGTATTACCACCGTTCCATCTTATTCCTTCTTGATTTCCTGGATCATTAAACTCTAAATAGTTAACTCCTGTAATGGTTGTATTATTCAGTGTTGCACCAGTACCGCCAGCTCCAGCAATAAACACCGATCCGCTAACTCTTATGTCATTATTAATTGTTGCAGAATCAGCGTTTATAGTTCCAGTAACTGTGGCACCATAAGCTGTAGTTTCTAACTTTTTAACGTTATTATGATATAGTTCTACTGGACCATCTGCTCTAAATTTAGCCATTGTTTCAGCGGCTAATTCTTTAGTTATTATAACACCGTCAGTTGTATTATTTGATTGTAAATAAATTCGACCAGCTGTTTGATTTCTTATTACACCTGAACCTGCCGAATGAAATACTCTAAGATCATTGTCATCACCAAGTATTAAATTTGAAGCATCTCCAAGTTTAAGTAATTTTTCTGATTTATCAAAAGCCATTACACCAGAAGAATCAAAAATTACATCATTTCCAAAAGTTGCTGTATTTTCAAAGTTAGAATCGATCATCGCCTGCGTTGAAGCAGAATCAGTGCCGCCTGATGATCTTGCCTGAACAAAAGACGAATCAATTAGACCTTGTATGTGCGTGTCTACTGATGTGTGTAGATTTATTGGTCTTATTTTTGTTCCCATTACGCTGGAGTCCTTATTGCTCTTAATTTAATGCTAGTATTTGTTTTCGTCGGTGAAAATTTTATTCTAACATTACCACTATTTATATCCGCATCAAACGTTCCTAAGTTTGAGTCAAGTAAAACTTGTGCGTATGTAGTCATTGCCACAGATGTTCCGTTGTGTGTTAGTAAAACTTCTTCGGCATGATAGCTTGAACTTGAATCATGTTCTATCTGTGCAGTAAATTTTAATGTTCTATGATTCGCTGCTGCATAAGTATGTATGATTTGATTAGCACCCGTAGTTGTTAAGTCACTATCAATTGAAAGTATACCATTAAGATCTGCAGTAGTCGCTTTAGCATGACTTACAACTTCAATCACGTTACCAGATGAGAAAGACGAATCAAATACGATCGATGTTCCATCGGTAGCAGTAAAGTCTTTTCCTGTTACTAATCTTGAACCGTTAGCAAATACGTCAACTTTGCCTACGTCATACGCTAGTGTTACACCGGCAGAATCAGCTCCACTCACTGAATCAGTAGTTGTATCTAAAGTATAAACATATGACTTATGATCTCTAAGTACTAAGCTGGCTGATTGTAATAAGTGTGTCCTTGTCTCGATATCACTTGCAGAGTCTGGTGCAGAATCAAGTGTTAATGTAGTTCCTGATACACTATAAGTATTTGTATGTTGAAGCACACCATTCACAAATACCATAAGATCATCAGAATCGGCCGGGGCATTTGATAAAGTAAATGCAGTTGTACTTGCATCACCGGTAAAAGTATCTGCTTTCACATTATTAATAAAACCGGTTACGCCACTACCACCAGTTATCGTAATAGTTTTAGTAGCACCTGATCCCGTTGCAGTTACATTATCTCCAACAAAGTTTAATGTAGTACCTGCCGTAGATAATGATGATCCTTCTTCTTGTACCGTAATACCACTCGTAAATGGTGCGTTATCAACTCTTATATTACCAGTAATATTAACGCCAGAATCTGTAGTTTCAAGTCTTTTTGTGTTGTTTGCATACAGTTCTACTTTGTTATTTGTTTTGCTTGCTCTAAATATATAAGCGCTGCCATTCCATACATTAGCTTCAGTATCAGGTTGTAAACTAATACCAGCAGTATTGGTTTGTAAGACTAAATTGTTGGCATTCCATCGAATACTAGCATCACCACTATCACCAAACTTAGCTCTAAAATGATCACCAAAATTAAGAGATTGATGTGACTTATCAAAGAATACAGCGCCGGCAGAATCAAATGTTACATCATCATCAAATAATGCAGCTCCACCAACATGAAGTGCTGAAGTTGGAGTAACCTGATTTATACCAACCTTACCATCTTGAAAAACTGTCATTGCTTCTACATCAGTTCCAGTCTGGTTGTGCATGAATAATGAATAAGAATTATTATTGCCAGTTCTCGAACCCATGTATTTAACATCAAAACCAAATGTTCCTGGACCTCCTGTGCCATCACCACTTACTTGCAAAATAGAAATGTCTGAAGTTGAATAATTAGCAGTTGTTTTTATAAGAGGGCCAGATGTGGATGATAAAGCAAGTTTACCGCCAAACGTAATATCATTAGCTAAGTTTGAGTCAATCATCGCCTGTGTGGCTGCTGAATCAGTACCACCTGATGATCTCGCCGCTACGTACGCTGAGTCAATTAAAGTAATGACTGCAGCGGAATCAATTGCTCCACTTATAGCTGCTACTGATACGAAAGATAAGTTACCAGCTCCATCGGTTCTTATAACCTGATTGTTTAGGCCATCAGACTTTGGAAATCTTAATCCACCGATTGTTGCTGAGTCTGCAGTAAGTTCACCGGTTACACTTACACCGGAATCAGATGTTTCTAATTTTTGTGACCCATAGTAATATAATATTGCTTTACCGGTAGAACCATCAGCTTTAAAATAAAGTGCTGTACTGCCACTTCCATCATCTGTTCTAATATCTACATCTTTATCATTAGCAAAATTTGAAAATTGTAAATCTCCAGTAGTGTTTTGAAATTGGAAATTAGAACCAGTGTGTTTTATTTCTCCATCTTCGCCAGTGCCAAACTTTATTGTAGCATTATCAATTAATTGAATTTTATATAAACTTGAATTAACTTTAAGCCTTTTATCTGATACATCAAATATAATACCAGAAGAAGAATCAAATTGTACGTCACCTGGGAATCTAACTCTCTCAATGTCTCTATCTAAAACAATATTTTTAAGTCGAGTACCATTGGATCTACCACCAATTACTATGTCGCCATTTCCAAAATGTTCTGTTGCTGAACCATCATAAAAAGTAACGTGGCCGCCATAAGCAGTATTTGATGGATCTTCAAGTATAATACCGGACGCCTGATTAACAATTCCAGGAACTCTTATACCATCAGAGTCAGTTTTTAATTTAGAAAGATTATTATGATATAGTGTTACTACGCCGCCAGAAAGAGCTTGAATTTGATTTTCGGTGCCAGCAGCATTTTGTACTGTAAAATTATTTGATTGAACTAATAAAGAACCGGTTCCTGCGTCTTGTATTACGCTATGACTTCCATTGTGAAATATCTTTAAGTCACTGTCATTACCAAAAGATATTTTAGCGCTATCATGATTAGAACCTCCATCAGGAATATGGATGTCTATTGCCATATTAATAAAGTTTGAATCAATCATTGCCTGTGTAGCGGCAGAATCAGTTGATGGTAACTGACGTGCTTGTACATACGCGGAATCTACAAATGTTTGAACTCTTGCGTTTGTATAGTATAAGTTGCTTGAACCTTCACTTAAATTATCTGTAGTTTTCGCAGCTAATCGATTATCAAATCTTGTATCTGTGTAATATAGGTTTGTGCCTTCACTTAAATTAGTAGTTGTAAATCCTGTAAAGTTACGAGTACCAATTTGAAGTGCATGGCCCATGTAACCATGAGCTGAACATTGATAATGTAATACGGAAGGGGTGGATTCTGTTATTAATATTCTTGCAAATGTTGATCCAGTTGTAACGTTGGTTGTATACTGTGTAGTCTTTGCAGCATCATAATAAAATCTAAATGGGTGGCTTGACATATCACTTGAACTAAGATTAAATTGATATGTTCTTCCAATTTTTAAATTAAGTATTGGTGATTCTGTTCCATCGATATAGTAAGCATTACCACTACCACCGCTGTAAACATGATTTGCAGTTTTTGAATTAACCGTTACTGTAAAATCTGCAGAATCAATGTGTTGATTTCTCTCAACAGCGGTATTAGCTGAATCTTTTGCTAAGACATAATCACTATCAAAGTTTTCTTTAGTGTATACATCTTCAACGTCAATACTAAATTGACCTGTTCCAGAGTTATATGATAAATCTCCACTTGCCGAAAACATTCCACGAACGTTAGCAGAATCAATATTAATAGTTCTTGATGATGCAATGTTACCGCCACCAGTTAATCCATTACCCGCAATTATTGAAACTCCTGTATGAGCAACGTGTTCATCTGCTACAAAGTCACCGAAGTCATCATGCTTATAAAGAGAATATAATTCTGATGAATCAATCTTAATATCACCAGAAGATAGTCCTATACCAGAACCGCCGGTAAAATGTGCACGTACTTCTGATGCACTTGGCCCAGTGTATGTCATTACTCCTGTGCCAGAATCATATGTAAATGAACCGTCTCCGCCTGCATCAATTGCAAGTAAAGAGGCCTTTGCGTCAGAGTCAGCGCGTGCAGTGGTGTAATATAAGTTAGTGCCTTCAGCTAGATTACTTGTTGTTTTAGTTGTAAGTGCTGAATCAAAGTCAGAATCAAATCCTAGGTACTGACCTTCGAAAGGTTTATTAAATACAAACTTATCGCCGGATGCTGAATAATTAAGTGTGGCTGACGCACCATTTATTGTTATACCTGCACCGTCGGCAGCTGCAGCATCTGCAGCAGAATCTGCAAGTACTATGTTCTTATCATTTATACTTACTGTGGTAGAATTAATTACTGTTTGTGTACCTTCAACTTGTAAGTTACCAAGTATCTTAACTGTACCAGTATTATCGCCTACAGTTGCAGGATCAATTATAAATTCTGCAGGACCTCTTACCTGATTAAATGTAACATTGTCAGTAGTTGCAACCGGTTGTCCTATCGCTATGACACCAGTTGATGAATCATAAGTTACACCTGTTCCGGCAAGTAGTGATGCCTTTGCTGCACTGTCAGCTCTCGCATCTGTATAATATAAATTTGTTGTGCCTTCCGGAACATCATCAGTGTTAACTTGATTAGTACCTGTACCAAAGTCGATGTGAGTATCATCAATACCGTCTGCCTTTATACTTACAGCACCTGAAGTTACAGTAAAGTGTTCAGTATTAAATGATGCTATACCTTTGTTAGATGTGGTAGCATCTTCACCAGATATTTCACCTGATGATATATCAATACCTTCGCCTGCAGAAAAATGTGCTCTTACTTCAGAAGCTGATGGCCCAGTATAAGTTAACTTGCCAAGTGCAGAATCATAAGCAAAAGATCCATCGCCACCTGCATCAACTGCATTTATGAATCCTCTAATATGTTGTCTGAAAAAGTCTGTAAGTTCTGATGAGTCAATTTTGATATCACCAGAGTTAATTGCAATACCTGAACCGCCACTGAAATGTGCCCTTACTTCACTCGCACTTGGACCAGTATATGTAAAAGTGCCGGTAGTAGCATTATATGCAAATGATCCGTCACCACCAGCATCAGTTCCAGATATGTAACCTCTTATTGTTTGTCGATATAAGTTTGTTAGTTCAGCTGAATCAAGACGTATGTCACCAGTTCCACTATTATATCCAATACCGTCACCACCACTAAAGTGAGCGCGTACTTCGGCCGCGCTTGGTCCCGTATAAGTATACGCACCAGTTGATGAATCGTATGAGAAAGAACCGTCACCACCAGCATCGACTGCCGCCATGTGTGCTCTTACTTCAGTAGCACTCGGTCCTCTGTATATAAATTTACCGGTGGCTGATTCATAAGAAAAGGCTCCATCTCCACCTGAGTCGACTGCAGAAAAATGTGCTCTTACTTCTGCAGGACTTGGGCCTGTGTAAGTTATTACCCCAGTAGTAGCGTTATAACTAAAAGAACCATCACCTCCGGCATCAGTACCTGATATATAACCTCTTATGTCTTGCCTAAAAAAATCTGATAATTCTGAAGAATCAATATTTAATGTGTTCGTTGCATTGCTATAATTTAAACCTACGCCTTCAAGTACTGCACTATCAAGAGTTACATTAAAATCAGAATCAAAGTTTTCTTTTGTATATACTTGTTCTACATCAAATTCAAATATACCTGTACTTGCGTTATACGAGAGATCACCACCACTGGCAAACATGTTCCTAATTTGTTGTATTGAACCTTGTAAATTTAAGTTTACTGGATCGCCAGCACTGTCTGTAGCAGCAAATCCTCCATTTGAGTCTTTTAAGTCAATATTGCCAAGATGTATAGTTCCGCCACTTAAATATAAATCTCTAAACTTCTTAGCACTATCGCCTAAATCAAATGTACTGTCAGTTGTTGGTACTATGTGACCCTTTGTAGACAATCCTGTAACGACTGGAGTTTTATCAGAATCAATTTGAATGAGTAATCTATCGTTACCAGGTGTGAATTCTTTCGCTAGACCATTACCAATATCAAAGGTAAAATTCTTAAATGCAGTTTCTGCAGAGTCATATACAAGAATCTGGCCGTCAGATTTAGTTGCAACACTAAAATCAGAAAAGTCGTCAATCGATATACCAGTTTGTGCGGTAGCTATCGGTGTGCCAACTACAATCTTTTTTACAAAAGTGGTTTGACCTACGGTTACTTTAATTGCCATCTATCCCTCTAGGTAACTTGTGGAGTTACTTGTATACGACCTTCAAGTATTCTCTCAACGATAGTATTTCCAGAACTATCATTAAAAGATAATTCAATGTCATAAACATGTCTACCAGTTCGTAAAGCAGCAGTTTGTGCATTAGTTAGTGATAAAGTGGTTATCCCTTGCGCAGCATTTGTATTCACTACAGTAAATGCAGTTGCTTCTCCGGCACTATCCGCATAATTCTTTTTAATTTTTGCTGTTACAGTATGACCAGATAGATTTTTTGCTGCACCATTTTTGTCCACTAAGTGTAGTTCTATTGAGGTATCAGCACCTTGATCAAAGGTGAATTCTTGAAATTGGGCCATGAAATACTCCAGTTGATTTCTTTGTCGGACGCGAGCGCCCCTGCCATTTAATCTATTTATACAAAAACAAGTTTATAAATACAATTATGAAAAATTTTAATTATGTAGGCTGGGAAAGCCCCCATCGAAAAGTCGCTAACGTTTTTTGGAGAATCAATAGATACTGTAACTATTCATGTTCTTACTGTTGGCCACATGCGCATTCTAATAAAAAAGATTTTCTTGATGAAAATACTTACTTGTTAGCCATTGACCATATCATAAATCAATTTAAAGAAAATGGATTTAAGACCATAAGTTGGGGATGGGCAGGTGGAGAAGTTACATTTAATCCACATTTTTTAAGTATATTAGAAGAAATACAATCATATGATGCTAAAATGTCAACTAATCTTGTTACTAATCTTTCACAGTCTTTAAAATGGTGGGAAGTGTTTGTAAAAAATACAAGTAAATTTGTAAGAGCAAGAGTTAATGCTTCTTGGCATAAAGAATATTTAAGAGAAGAAAATAAAAGATTACTTTTTAAAGAAAAGCTTGTATTTTTAAAACATAGTAATATTAATACAGTTGTCAATTGTGTTATGTTACCAGGTGAATTAGAAGAAATGAAAAAGCTTATAGATTTTTTTAATGATTGTGAAATACCAGTTATGGTTAAGGCCTGTCGTTCTAATAATAAAGTAATAGAAGGATATACTAATAAAGAGTTAGAATTTGTGCAAAAACAAATAAAACATAAAAATCCAAAAGTTATGTTGACTATTGACGACGATGAAAATGAATATTATTACAGCTCTGCAGAACAACTTATTGCAGGATCTAATTTAAATTTTTTAGGTTGGCGTTGTACTGCTGGTTATCAATCAATAACTATTAATAACGACGGCACTGTAACAAGAGGTACTATGTGCAGAAAAGAAGTTTTAGGAAATATTAAAACTGGATTTAAAATTTTTAATGAAGTAAAAAAATGCATTACAAATCTTAATTGTCATTGTGGCGCTGATTTAAAAATGCCAAAGTGGAGAAGCAATGAATATAATATGTCTGAAGTGGGGTGATAAGTATAGTCATATTGAAGTAAACAGACTTTATAAAATGTGTCTCAAATATTTCAAAGATGATTTTACTTTTACTTGTTATACAGAAAATTCAAATCAAATTAATAAAGATATAGAAATATTACCACTAAAACTTGATTATGATTTAGAAAGATGGTGGTGGAAACTAACTTTATTTGAGAACAAAGTTAGTGATATAACAATGTTTTTAGATCTGGATGTGGTAATTCAAAATGATATTACTCATTATAAAAAATATTATGAAAAGAATAAAATTTACACAATAAAGGCTTGGTGGAAACCGCATGCTAGAAATGCAAAACCAGTTCCACCAGGATTTAATATGGATTTAAACTCTTCAGTAATAATATGGAAAGAAAACTTTTATGATATTTGGGATCATTTTAATAATAATCCAGAATATTATATGAATAAGTATCAAGGTATTGATTCTTATCTATATTTTCATCATTTTGATAAACTTAGATTTTTTCCTAGGAAAGAGATATATTCAAGGCAACATGGATTTGATGAATATAATATGTGGAGTCATGGAAAAAGAGTTCCTTTATTTTTTGATGAAACATATAACATTTGTATTTTTAATAAATGGAAAATGGATAAACAATATGGCGGGCACGGCCTACCAGAGAATGCTTATGAAGGGTTTGAAAAGTTTTGGAAATAAATTATAGTAAATGTTTAAGCTGGTTTTACAGAAAATACCCAGATAAAATAAATGATTACATTCAAAGTGTATCTCCTAAACAAATAAAATGCAAACAATGGTTAGTAGAAGAATTAAATAATGTACCTATGACCTTTGATAATGTATATTTGATTGGAGGTTGGTTTGGTTATCCACTTATAAACTTTTTAGCGAAAGATCATAAAATTAAAAAGTTAGTTAATATTGATAAAGATAAAGTAGCAACTAGTGTATGTGTTAACTTTACTAAAATTTTTGATTACAATTTTATAAAAACAGTATCAAAGTCAATTTATGATCATACTGAAAACTTTACCGACGCAGACCTAATTATTAACACCTCTTCTGAACATATGAATGATTTACCATTGATAATGAATAATAGAAACTTTAATAAAAAATGTGTATTTGCTGTACAAAGCAATAATATGTATCATATTGAAGATCATATAAACTGTAGTAGTTCTTTAGAAGAATTTAAGTTAAAAACAAAGTTTAATAAAATTATATATGAGGGTGTGAAAAAATTTGACAATTACGAAAGATATATGCTTATTGGCTTATATTGATTCAATATCTTCTATCATCATTTCCCAAAAGTTTTTATCAGGTATTACAAATCCAAGAGTTAATCTGTCCTCATAAGCACGAGCACAATGCCAAAATAATTTATCAGGCTCATCGTTATTTCCATAATACCCGACTTTTGCAGTCCATCCAGCAGAATCAAGCATTGTTATTGTTTTTAAATGTTTTGGTTCTTTGTATCTAAAAAAACCGTTTCCGTCTTTTGAGTATGAAAATAAAATATTGTAACCATAAGCGTTGTTATTATTGTGCCAACCCATGTAACCATTCTTAGGATAGTACATCTTAACTGCACAGTTTCGTGAACCTAGTATAGAATTAAAATCTTTGTCTACATTTCTTATTTTTTCTCTAAAAGACAGTGGTGTTGCTTGTGTCATGTTTAAATCAATACCATATGTCTCTTCTGGATAACCTTCGTGATCTTTTTTATTGATTGTTTGATAATACTCTTCACTAGTATAATACTCATTAAAATCTTTTTTTCCTTTAAGATTGATTTGTTTTTTATCTATCGTATTGAACCAGTCAGAAAAATTATTAAGTAAATTTAAAAGTTCTTTATTTCTTATTTTAATATTTTGCATTTCTTATACTTTTTGGTATAGGTTGATGAGTAATTACAACAGGTTTATTTTTTAATTCTTCTTTTTTATAAACGTTAACAAAATTCCATCTTGCGTCTGGATCTGGAAAATATTTTCTTTTTATTTTATAATTTGTTTTATTTTGTAACCACCAATAAGTCCACATATCCCAGTGTCTTAAGTATTCGGGATATAAATCGGTGTTCCAATTCCATGTTCCTTCTTTTTGTTTTTTATAAAGTAACCACCATTGTTTCATAAACTCGAGCGTATGCTTCTTATTATTATATATGAATAAACCACAATGGTCTTCTAACTCTCCACCTTTAAATTTTGATTCAATGGATGCAGCGTACCTTCGTGCTCTTGTTATAGTTAAATCGTAATCATCGTCGTGCTGATCAAATATTAATCTTATGTCTTTATGATTTACGTATGTATCGCAATCTATGTAACATGTTAAATTATATGGAGTTTTATCGAGTGCCCAAAGTTTTGTTCTAATATGATTTGGAACTTGTTTAGTTACAATATTATCAAATATGTTGTAATCATTCTTTTCTGGCCAACCATCTATCGTAAATAAAGTTACTTTACTTTCAGGCCAATATTCTTTTAAACTCTGAGCAGAGTATCGTGCAGCAACTATAAACGACTTTTCGACGGATGCGACGTAAACAAAACCATTATTCATTTTCTTTTAGTATAACAGCTGCCGTAAAAGCAGTTACTTCTAGTATTGTTTTTGCTTTTCTTATTTTAGATTTCAGCTCTCTATTTTTTGAATTTTTAACTTCTTCAATTTCAAAAGCTTCAAGTTTTGCAGCGAAAAGAGCATCGCTTTTCATTCTTTCATATTGTTCTTTTTCAGATGCTTTTTTCTGTTCTCTGTTAAGATTATCTTCTTCTAATTTTTTAGCAGTGTTTGCGTCAATTTCTTCAATAGTAAATTTTTCAAACAAATGTTTCCAATCTGGATTACCATCTTCTGTGTCCATAATAGAAGCAGTTTGTGTCTTTCCATCTTTATGATGAAATTGACATATTATTTGTGTCTTTTGTTGATTACCCCAATAAGGGTCTGAGAACTTTCTTTCCATAATATACTCCAATAATTAAGCGATTCTAACCCACAACCTCACAGTATTAACAGTTTCTGTAGTGTTTTGAACTCTGATTCCGGTAAAGTTACTTGTAAAAAAACCGGTAAAGAAATTACTAAAATTATTACTAAAATTTTTAGCAACGGTTCCAGTGAAGAAACCACCAACGTTTCCATTAAAAAATAGCGTATAGTTTCTTGTAAAGAAGCCAGTAAAATTACCAGTAAAAAAACCTTGGAATGTATTAGAAAATTGTGCACTAGTAAATTGACTAGTTGTTATTTCATATCTTGTGTCATTAAGAGCCACGCCGGCCACCACCCACGTTCCTCCACTAGTAGGTGCTGAAGTCTGTAACTTATATTGTCCTACACCATCTTTTATTTGGTTTCTTAATCTTGCAGTGTATTGTTTAATTTCTGTGTCAGTCATTTCTCTTAGTGATGAACTTGCAGCCACGTACTTCAAAGGTCGTACAGTTGCTGGTGTACTCGCAGGTGCTGATTTTCTCCAAAGTTTAGTTGTATTAGATGTATTTTGCAAGCTGTCTGTTATTGTTGCTTTTTGAACCCATGTACCATCTGTAGGTGCAGTTGGTTGTAACTTATACATACCAACACCGCTATTAACTAATTTTTGTTGAGTGTCAGATATGAAGTCAACATTGACTTTTGTATCATTCATTCTTTGAATATTATCACCTGAACTATCAAGAGCCAAAGGCCTAGTAGCATTTGATATACTTTCACTTGCAGTACCTAAATTTTGATAAAAATTAAAGAAACTAGAATTAAAACTTGAATCAGATGGTTCACCTCCAGGTGCAGTTGTTCTGTTTGTATCGGTAAATGTTCCAATTAAAACTAAATCAGAGCTATCAAGTCTACCTGAAGGATTGATTGCTAATGTACCAACACCTGAATCTGAAGAGTTAAAATCTGTAAGTAAGACATGCGCTAAATAATCTTTATCAGCGGAATCATTCATCTCTTGAATAACAGTACCGCTAGAAGTCTGTTTTAAAACAACATTAACCATTATTTAACTTCCTGGTGAACGAATAGTTTTTAATACGTTACCTGCTACGTCTTTTATCTGTATAGTTACGGCACTTGAAAATTTTGCACTTGTGATTTGATTGTCTGCTATCTTACCATTCTCAATAGTTGTATTTGCGATCTTTGCATTAGTAACCGCTAGATCATCAATCTTTGCTGTTTCTACAGCATCTGCTGCTAACTTAGCAGCGGTAACTTGTAAGTTTCCAATATGCGCTGTATCAATTGAAAGATCAGTGTAATGCTCAGAATTTATAGCATTATCTGCTATGTTGTCACTATCAACTGCATCTGCTGCTATTCTGTCGTGAATAACGGCGCTATTTTCAAGCATGCTACTATTTACTGTACCGGTTGGAATAAAGAATCTTTTTTCAGATGAATCAAAACCAATACCGTTTGCACTGTCTTTTTGGAACAATGAAGAAATAATAGAGTTGTTTGCGCTAATATTTGTATTAATTAGGGCTTGTGTTTCGGCGCTGTCATATGAATTTGCTCTTATAACTGCTGGTGCTCGTGCACTGTCAAGTAAATTTTGTACAGCTACCAGTGATAATATATTATCTGAATCTGTTTTAAGTACAAGTGAGTTGACAGCATTTATCGCTTGCACTAAGTCAGAGTCAGCACTGCCCGGTATGTTAGCCAAGTTAGCAGGATCACCAACGTTAACTGAAATTTGATTCGTTTGATTTACAAGCGTAGTTACTGGATCTGCTAACGCTATTATTGGTCTAACCATCTAATTTCTCCACTATAGTTTTAAGCATAGATTTGATATCACTAACTTCATTTTTTAAATTTTCAATTTCTTTTTCGTTTTCTAAACGCTTTTGTTTTCTCTCTCTTGCTGCTTGTATTTCATTCTTATTTATATTTAGTATTATTCCTGTATCTTTAACTCTAGCATAACCAGAATGACCTTTTATTTTTACTAAATTTTGTTTCATTAAACAGCCAATGCAATTATTCTTAAATCTCTTATTAACGGCACTTTAGCTTGATTAGTACTTCTCATAACAATTTTAATTTGATATTTTGTAAAAGCAGAAATCAAGTTACCGCCTGTTCCACCTATAAGATAGGTATATTGTCTAAAAACTTCTTTAGATTCAGAACTTGGAATTACATTTTCAGCAGGCGCTAAAGTAAAATTCTTTGTTCTAATATCTTCGTCTGATGTTGCAGTTCTAAAATATATTTGAAAGTCAGCTTCATTTGGTCTATTTGCACTTAATAATATTTTTAATCCTACTGCATCTTCTTCCAACTCAACAACACGAGTAAAGTGCCTTGCCGCTGATGAACCACCTGCAGCAGAATCTTCACTACCAAATACCAGTGGAGTATTGAAAGCTGCGCTGTTTATTGCTGAATCTTGTTTATCTATAATATTATCGCAAAGAGTCATTGACATTCTTTGTGTATCAATCATAGGAGATACGTTTGAATCAATAGTAGATAGGTTCACTCTAAAATCTAAAGATTTAGTTGTTGTATCACTAAATAATATATTTTCATTACTATCTGACATAACTACGAATCTTCTATCTGATATATTATTTTTATTTCTTTGAAGAGCCTGAAAATCGGATAACTTATTAATTGGTATTGAAGTATCTTCAACATAAGATCTTGTAGTTACTGGTTTAAATGCTGTTGCAACGAATGTGTCTTTAGGTTGTAAGATTTGAGCGTGAGGATATGCAAGGTTAAACGGAACGTGATTAGTTGCAAAGCAACTATCGCCACCACCGACTGCATCAGATGACGCAGCTGCTCCAGCTTCAAACGTATATCCGGTGTAATCAACAGCAGTTATTGTTCTACTTCCTTCTAGATTAGCTTTTGAAATACCTCCAACACCTCCAGTTGGTATTCCTCTAATACTTACTTTGTTATTAACGACTAATCCACTACTACGATGTTTAACTCTAACTGTTGCATCACCACTTGTTGTTACTATTGGATCTCTGAAAAGTCTTCTTTGTGCCAGTGAAGCATTATGAAATATTGCGGTTCCTCTCGTGTTCGTAAATTTTGCTTGATGTAATCTAAATGTTAAATCTTGATTTTGAGAAGCAGTAAAAGTTGCTCCGTTTTGAGAATAAAATAAACTTCCGAGAGTAGGTTGTTTATTAATTCGTTTTGATGTAGCGCCAAAAGTAAATTTATCCATTTCGGCTATGTAAATTAGATAATCTAATGAATCAGCAATCACAACAATCGCAAAGTCCTCTTTACCTTTTAAAAAAACTGGTTCATCAAATTCAAAAGTTGTAGGTGTTAGTTCAGGACCAGAAGTATCGGCATTAACGGATGAAGCAGCCTTTGTAACTATACTTCCTGGTATAATCTGTGAAGATGAAGGGTAACCATTTTGCATCGGTCTTAGTTGCACTTGTACTGGTAAAGCAGATCCTGTGGTAGGTTTTGCTTGAAAGTACAAGTCTATTTTTGTGCAATATACTCCGTTTCTCTCATCTACAAAAAACGATTGAGCTATTGGCTGCTTATTTAATCTGTAACCGGTTGAAGTTACTGGCATTATGTTCTCCTATTTAATAAATAATCCCCAGACAAACAATTGTAAAGTTCTGCGATAGTAATTTATTGCTGTCTTAAAATCTTTTTTCAATCCACGACCGTAAGCAACAAAGTCTTTAAATTCTTGATAGACATTAGGCGCCGTTCCTGCATTTATATGGCTCATTCCCCAAGCTTTATAACCTCTTCTAAAAGCTTCACCATACCATTTTCCATGATATGTTTTTGCACACCAAATTTCAGCCTTTGTTTTCTCCATTAAAGTGAAACCACCGGTTGATACTCCGTGTGTGGCAATTACACAACCAGGTCCTGCTCCAGTAGAATCTCCGGCTCCTGCACCGCTAGCTCCTGGGTCGCCCATGCCTGCGCTTGAACCGCCCGGTCCATTATCTGCACCACTAGCGCCAGGATCACCCATTCCTGAATTTTCATTACCACCAAATTCATTTCCTGGTGCATCACCTGCTGTATCATTTGCATTTGATGCATCGATGGAAGTACCTGGTCCTGGATCACCGCCGTCGTCACCACCGCTTGATCCTTGATTATCACTGCCTCCTCCAAAATAATAACCTTGAACACCTAAGACACGAGTTGCTGTGTATGAAGCTTCTTTTGTATCTAGATATCCTGTCGCAGTATATGCTGCACTAGCAAAACTTCCAGCGTCTTCTTCTTTATCTACATTTATGTCCATTAACTTAAATTTAACAGTACCAGTCCTTACTTTTTTATCGTTATTACTTGGTACTATAAATGAACCTATTATTTCTCCATTAGGATCAGAAACAAGATTATCTAAAGGGGCGCCTGATGGATGAGTATATACTTCTTTTAATGTATTACCAGGGTCTGTACCTACAGTTGAATAGTTAATAAAAGTATTTTCTTCTCTAACTAGATTACCTAAATTAAATCCATCAATAAAAGCAAAGTGTTTAGTATTTGGTCTTAGTCCTGTCGCTTTAAATGATATTTGCCTTGCTCTACAAAAAGGTATGAAAGCTGTTTGTATTACTCTATCTTCTATTAAATCTAAAACTATTTTATCAGATACAACTCTGTTTACAGCACTACTTATTTCTGCAGTTTCACTACCAACTTGTAACTCATCAGTAGGTATACCGCCCCAGCTCCATGACCAGTTATTCCAGTTATAAGCATTTTCTAGATTTAATACCGTTTCGCCTGGTATTGAAACATCAGGTAGTCTTTCCACATCTCTCCACTCATCTGATGCTGGAGATAGTGTTATAGTACCCTCATATATTGCGATGTTAAAAGGATTAATTCGAATAGCAGTAGTTGCGTCTTTTTGATCAATATACAAATCTTCAGTAAAAGACATGTATATGTTATCACCTTTTCTAACAGTTCCTAACGCTAAAGAAGCATCAGAATCAAAGACAAGTTTTACGTTATCTTCTTGAAACGCAGGTCTTAATAAATGATTGACAGGATCAATAGCAGCTCTATATTCTAATCTATCTATTTCAGAGCCTCTATGATTATTAAAATTGTCTACAAAAAATCCAGACTTAGTTCTATCGTTACCAGCAGAATCAAGAACCTCAAAATGTTTTGTGTCAAGCTCTAACAAATTCAAAGACGTAATTTCTTCAAGCTTATCAATTCTTTTTTCTATGTTTGTAATATCTTTCATAGTATGACGCTTATGTCTTATTGCTCTTATTTCAACATCAGAGTCATTATCAGTATTAGCATTTAATCTTATATCGTATAAACCTAAAGTATTTTCTGGTTTGTCTGGAAACCCTGGATTAAAGCCAGCTGTTCCGTTGAAGTATCTTATTGAACCCTCTCTATCTATTACTAATTTACCTGTTTTAGCAAGATAGTATTCATTGGTTGATAAAACTAAAGTTCCGGGCTGTGGTATTTCATTAACAATAGCACCTTTTGACGCATCAGTAAATTCACCAGCAGAATCCATTACAGATCTAAAGTCTAAAAAGTTTCTTAAAAATATTCTTCTTCCGTTTGAGAATCTGTGACTAGGTATTTGACTATAATCTACCTGACCATCATATGAATTAGCACTAAAAAAATCACCACCTTGATGAGTAAAATGTCTGAATGTTACTGAAACATCTCCGGTTGGAGCAGTTCTACCAGATCTAAGTATTAACTTTCCTAAGCCATAGTGATTATCTCGTTGACCATTGTCGACAATAAAGTCACCAGCGTATGACAAACTACTATCAGTAGCTTTTACAATTTCATCTACACTGAATATATCAGCTTTTGCAAGATTTATTTGTTTGTCTACGACTGAAAAACTCTTAGTAGTAGTTGTCAAGACTTTTTGTCTAGCAGTTGGATTTGATTTATTAACATATGCTAAAACTTGTACTGATTGATTTGGTGGTAAACCTGTAATTGTTGCACCAGCTCCAGCGCCTGTTATAGTTGTACTAGCATCTCCAGTCAAACTGCTTGGTTGAAATATGTCACTATCAGTACCTATAACCCAATCGCCTTCATTAGTAAATACTTCATTTGATCCTAAACCACTCAATGATACAGAACCGCCGCCATCAGTAGTAAGCCCAGTAAACCTTCTTTGTACGGCAAAAGATACAGGTGTTATATTCTTTGGTCTTGGGTGAGATAGTCCAAATAAGTTTTGATTAATAAGCGGTTCTTTAATTACGGCAGAACTATTTTCTAAAACTGGCTCAAAATATTGAGTACCAGAAGTTCCTATACTCTTTACCTGACGAAATGAGTTACCTGAATTCATCTGTATATCAAATAAGTAATATCTTAAAAGCGTTCCATCTTCATTTACGGCCTTGACTCTAGCAGTACCTATAGTCGAACCACCATAGTCAGCAGTATCTCTTAAATTAAGCTTTTCAAATGTTGCAATGTTAGGTAGCTTTTTATTTGAAGTGTTTACACTTGGATCAACGACGACGTAATTACCAAATTCTATTTGTGTAGGTTCATTTGTAAATGTTATTGTTTCTGTTGGCTTTGGAATTCTTAAAGTAGTAGGAAAATCTCTTGCTGCTCTATAACCTTCAACTACCGCAACACCAGGACTTACATTTAATAAGAGGTGCGTATTTTGAGAATCTTTTGAAAAATTAACAATAAAAGGTTTTACAAAATAGTCACCAGAGTTTTCTTTTATTCTTTCTGCAATAACTTTATTAGGTATATTGTATGAGTTAGTATCACTAACAGCATTGTAAATAACACCATTTTTTATTGTAGCAACATGCACAAAATTTTCGTCAGAATTTACGTCGTTTCTTTCTGCGAATGTTAAAGTTATTCTGTATCTATCTGCACCAGGTGCTGTTAAGTTTGGATTAGTACCTTGATTATCATATAAACTTACATCATCTGCCGCGGTAACAACCTGTTCTAAAGTTTTAAAGCCAATTTCTGTATTAGCATTATCACTATACTGTGATATTATTTTTGATAAGTTCTGAGTAAAAACAAAGTGTCCGGCCACATAATAAATTCCAGAAAGTATTGTCGCTTGTATACCAGCGCCAACAGCGGGATTTTCTGTTGTATTTGTACCTTGAACTCTCATTGTTTCAGAACCTACAGTAAGGTCTTCATCGGCCACAAATCTTTTAGTTGTACTACCACCCGAACTACCCGTGTTAACGTATTGAACATAAAGTGTATCAACTCCAATATCACTTTGTGAAGCTGGTAATACTTCAATAATTTTTGCTACGACAGTACTAGTAGTGCCTGTCATGTCTTGATTTATAATAGTGCTTGTGTCAGTAGGTAACGTATTAGCGGCTAATTTTACAAACTCGTATCTGTTATTTAAGTTAACTCCACCAGGTTTTACGACTCCACCTTCTTTAAAGATATTATTACCAAATCTCGAAATTTGCTCTTGCAAAATAGTTTGTAGTTGATTAAGCTCTCTTGCCTGTAACGCTTTGCCGGAGTTGAAAAGTATTCTATGAAATCCTGCACTATCCGAAAAATCGTCTTTATACGTTGTACTAAAAGTTTGATTTGTTAATGTACTTACCATTTTAATTCCTAAAGTGTTATTACGACCTTGATGTCTTCAGTTTGATCAGTGCTCCTAGTAACTGGTGCTCTATTTTCTATGTATAGTAATTCTCCAGATAAAAGTTTTATATCATCTGCCGAATCACCTCTACTGTTTGCGTCAAGACCGGCTGCAACTGTGGTTGCACTACTAGCACCACTGGTTATTGTTTCATTTTCTGAGAATGTATGAAATCCTGTTGTTTCTGTTTGGTGAAAATATATTTTAGCACCTACGACTTCATCAACAATTCCTTTGGCTCCTGATGTTCCGCCTGTTATTGTCCCATCAGCATTAAAGGTTGCAGCATCAACACTACTTGTTACTAATAAAAATCTAATTGCTCTTCCAGATGCCACATCTAGTGCAGAGTCTGCACCAGCGATTCCTTTAAATACTCTTGGATTTCTAAACAATCCTACTTGTCTAAAATCGTTTCCAACTATAAAATCATTATTTTCATTTCCGCTTGGTTTAGTGTTAAACATTAACGAAGTTGAAAGTAAATCTGTTCGAGCGTCTGCACCAATACCGCTATCCGGGCCTATGATTACTCTTGCTGTTGCCTGTACACCACCTGCACTATCAGGCGCTGGTATTAAAACACTAGCAAAATCAAATCCTCTTCCCATCTGCATGGCACTATCTGCACTTGAATCAAGTTCAATTTTTGTGATAGATCCACCACTCACTGTCGCAGTGATTGCGGGAGCACTGTCACCATCACCTTGAATAGTAACTGTAGGTGGAGAAGCATCAACATAGCCCGAACCCGTATTTGTCATCACTATACCTAATATTTGACCAGGAACAGCTGCGTTTTGTACGTTTTCTTGTAAAACTTCAAGTGGTTCAAGCGATCTTCCTAAGCCAATAGAGTCAAGTTGAAGCTGAGTAGGTAGAAAATTTGCAGATAAAAATTTGTTTGCATTTGCAGCAGTCATAGAATAAAGATATTTCCATACATAACCATCTGAAAGTTTAAATGCTTTTGTATCGGTACCAGTTGGTTTTACAGTTGATACTTGTATTTCACCATTTGCATCTTTTGAAGGCTTAAGGCAAACATATACCTGATTATCTTCAGTCAATACATAATAACTGTTTGATGCTGGTTGAGTTGCAAAAGTATCATCAAATCCTTGATACTTGTTACCGGATGTCCAATTGTATCTAGGTATCACAAAACTACAATCTTGAGCTGATTTCATTGACTGTAACCCTGCTCTCATGTTTCTATCTTCTCTTCTACTATCAAGAGGTGTGGTTACAGTTTCGGATGAATCATAAGGTTCTGCTTTTCCTATACCAATATAATATCTTGATGAATCAAGTCTAACCTCATCAAATACAAGTTGAGCAAATTTTCTTTTTAATTTTTTAGTTATTATTGCTGGCATGTTATATCCTTATTTTATGCTACCGCTACTTCACCTTGGTTTCCTACTAAAAACCAGCTGCTTCCATCCCATATGCAAGTGCAGCCATCAAATTGTGTTAATGTAAATTTAGTATCTGAACCTCTAAAAGTGACTGGTGTAACTTCCATGTCTTCCGAACCTTTGTTTGTAAAAATTTTGTATTCGCCTACAGTAGTTCCATTTGCTAAACTAAGCGTTAATGTACCACCAGAATTTTTATTACCTATTACTAACGTACCACTAACAATAGATGCAGCATTAGTATCGACAGTTACAGAGCTAAAAGCTGCTTTACTTAAATTAACTGAACCCGTACCTTTTGCACTAAGATCTAAATTAATATTAGTAACGGCTCCTGTAGTAGTTATTGAAGGAGCATTTGATCCTGCAGCATTTGCTATAGTAATCTCATTCTGTGCACTAGTCGTTGCAGTTAGTTTAATTATTTCTGCTCCATTAGCATCATTAATTAAAGTTCCAATTCTTGGTGAATTTATAATAGGTGTTGTTAGTGTCTTATTTGTTAACGTGTCAGTTGAAGTTCTGGCTACTAATGTATCAGCTCCAGAAGGTATTGTAACTGTACCACCGTTTGTAATTGATGATATTGTTGGTGTAGTTAAAGTTTTATTTGTTAGAGTGTCTGTAGTGTTTCTACCAACCAACGTATCAGTTGCATCAGGTAAATTAATTATATTATCTTGACTAGGATCAGTGGCAATTAACTTTGTTTGTGTGTCATCACCAGAAGTTGCACCTTGAAACATTACAACTCCAGTACCACCAGAATCGGTCAGTTTTATCTTTTGGCTTAAGTTACTACCGTCTGCACCTAACTGATTATATAATTCAGTAAAGTTTGCATTAATTTTAGTAGCTGCATTACGTAAGGTATCTCCGGTACCGTCGTTTGCTGATGAGCCTGTACTTATTGTTGCTTTTGCCATTCTAAATCCTTATGATAGTTCTATTTATACTAGAAAGATGAATCACTTGTTACCCTTGTGAAAAATTCGTTATCCATTGTTTCAAAAGTATTTGATATATCAGCCTGTGTTGTATCATCAAAAGTAAATGAGTTTGGTGATAAAATTTGTCTTATGCTTCCATAGTTATTATCTAAGAAGCTAAGAGAAACATTCTGATAATCAGATACTAGTTTATTTATGTCAGATACACGTAATGGACTTGTGCCACCGGTGCCAGCAGAATCAACTAACGTAGTAAGTTGTGTAAAGCCACGAGCCATTCCTAAAGCAGCTTGTGATTGTACCAAAAATGCAACATTGGTATCTTCTATTGATAAAGTTTGTGTAGGTAAGCCTCCTGTTTGGCCAACTGCGCTTACCTCGCCTTCGATATAAAAACCAGATGGATGAATAAATTTTGTATATAATTCTTTCCATGTATTAATACTTATTGATGATTTTATTAATATAGAAAAAATTTGGTACCTTGCGTAGTTTTGAATAAATTTTATTGAATCTACACCAATCGTACTCGTAGGTTCACCTACTTTAAATATATCGTTTTTAGGATATTCTATTTCAACGTTTTCTTGAAAGAACAATCTAAAAAATTCTTGTGCACTAAATTTACTTCCACTATTTTTATGTAATTCTGCCAGTCTAGTAAGCGCAAATCTTTTATCAGTAAAATTTTCTCCAGTGCTCAAACCACCAGCTAACTCAGCCACCAGATTATTTAGTAAATCAGCAGGCATCTCATGAATATCTTTTTTAGAAAATATTTGCTTAGTTTGATCACCAAAGGCGTGACTACCACCAGCTGAATCTAAAAAGTCATAGTATTTTTCAAGAAAAGTTACAAGTTTAGAAAAGTCTTGCGTGAAAATTTCTGGTAAAGATTCTCTTACTTTCCTTACTTGAAAGTTTTTTAGTCTTCTATTACTTTTATAGTTTATTGCCATTATAGTGTTGTTTGTGTATTTTGGAAATCTAATATTGCTGATGATACTGAAACATCAGTATCAATATCAATAACAAAATTTCTTAGTGGTCTAATTGTGCTTTGATTTGCTGGAGTGACAGAAATTTTAATTTTGTCTCCATCAAAAGCACTTACTTTAAAACCTCTTAAAGTTACTTTACCTGCATTTGTATCGTAATCACCTATATTATTTGCAATTACCGTGCCATCAACAGATACTACTTGTAGTTGATTAGTCTTTAATAAATTTCTAATAAAGCAACTTGTATCCTGAAAAGTAAACTTACTGCTGGTAACAATAAAATTAACATCATCAGGATCTGCGAGTTTAACAGGATAATTTATTATATATTCTAAACTTTGATTAAGTGTAGGTAAAAAACTATTTTGAATTTTAACAGACATTTTCGAATTTAATATTGATGAATCTAAAGAATCAATAAGTGTTAATAAATTAGATCTTCTAAAAACTTTATTAAACCTTTTTAAGTTTGTGTTAAAAAAGTTGTTTATTAAATTCTGAACTCTTACTTGTATCGATTGTGGTGTAGATGATGTTAAATCAGGATCAAGGTTAAACGTAGTTAAAATTTCTAAGTTTATTGTTTCAGGATCTACGAACACTGTATCGATTGACATTATTGATAAATTATTGGATAAGTCAGTTAAAATTTGATCCTTAACACTTTGTTGAACAGCCGTACTTATATCATCTTTAAATTTTAATCCTACAAAAACTTTTCCATATTGTCTAGGAACATTATCTTCGCCGCCAAATGATGTAACATCATCTAAAAAATTATTAAAGTTAGCAAGGATTTGTGCTTTATAATCTTCAGCAGTTACTAATCTTCTTTGAGATGTAAAAGCGATAGGTGCATTGTTTCTGATTGATTCAATACTTTCTTTATAAGCACCACCAGCTGAACCTGCTTCTGTAACAGTAGTGATATTATAATCTACGTTATTTACTCTTAAAGTACCTACTGCACTAAAACTAGTTCCGCCGTTAGCAACTGTACCCTGCGTAGATAGATAATCTATTACAATTTTATTACCAGAAACTGGTGCTTTACCAGTTGAAGTGCCGTCACCAAATATTATTTCATAATAACCGTTTGGTACTTCTTTAATTTGATAATAAGTAGAATCACTTTCTACCCTTACGGCTTTCAATATATTTGTGTAAGTATCGAATGTTGAACTATTTGCTGTATCAAAAACTCTGACTCTAATTGTCGAAGTGTCCATTGTCACGTCTGGAATTACATATACTTGATTATCAGATAATTCGCCAACAAAAAATGTTTTTGTTTTTTCTGTGCCTTCAAAAACTGGAATGCCTGTAGAATTATCACTAGTTACAAATTGATAGTTGCCTGCGCCATCATCAGTAGCAGTAAAAACTTCTCTTGTCTGAAATGTGTAACTAGTGCCATCTACGCTAGTAGTAAACTCTGAATTTCTTGGTAAAGTTATAGTTGTAGGTCTGTTAGTAGCAGTTACTAATACTGATAAATTTAAACTTGCTTGTGATGAAGAATAAGATCTTGGAACATAACCTAGACCTTCTGCAAGCGAAACTACAGAACTTCGAAGTTGAGCGCTATTAATAAATGATTCATTAAGACCAAAGTTTGTATTCAAACCACTAAAATGAGTGTTATAAGCCAAAACATCAAGTATGTTACTTAAACCAGATGCTTCAAAATCATAGTCACTAAATTCACTTTGTCTTTTGAAAAAATCTTTTAGTTGTGCTTTTATAGTATCAAAATCTAATTCTGTACTTTTAATAGTTGTAGCCATTACCTTAACCTTGTTAATGATATTTGTGTAGTTAGTGTCTCGTTAGTACTTATTATTTTAAATTTAACTGTTACATCAATTTCATTTCTATCGTCATTTCTTAATATTTTAATTGCAAGTATTTTTGCTCTTGGTTCGAATACTTCAATTGTTTCTAATATTCTTTCTTCTAAACCAATCTCATCTATGGTTGTATTTAACGAAAAAAGCAAAGAATTAAGATCACCGCCATAACGAGGCAAAAACGGTTTTTCACTAAAATTAGTTAATAATAAATTTCTTACAGCTTGCACCACAGCACCAGCATCAGTCTTTTTAAAAACATCGCCAGATGCTCTTTTAGCAAAAGTTAAATCAATATCAGAGTAACTTTTTCTTCTAGCAGTTACAATAGTAGTTGAATTTAAATTTCCGTCTTCAACTGAAAAAACTTTTTGTGGCATTTAAAATTCCTTTTTACCTATTTATAAGGTTTTATGCTAATATTTCAATCAATTCATTAGTTGTTTGTACATTATTATTGTATCTCGTTTCAACATCATTTTTATAAACAACAGTCCATGGAGGTAGAATCTCTGGCATTACTAGTATAATCTGAGAATTTATACTATTATCTGGATTGTAAATATCATAATCTAATATTAATTTTTCAAATTGTAAATTATTTTTCCAATAAGTGGCAAGTTCATACGTTTTTTCTGTCGCTATTTCACCAGCCTCATCAATTAATTCATAAACAACAGCTTGTCCTCTTGACATTAAATAATTAATACCATCACTAACATCTAGATCTTCACCTGGTTCTGCTCTATATAAACCTTCTGCAACTTGTAATCTATATTCATTAAATCTTGGAGCACCAGTACTAGAATTAATTAATTTCATTGCATGTGCATGAAGAACGTATTGTTTTGCTAATCTTAATTTTTCACTATCTTCAAGAATGTGAGTCAGAGTTACTGGATCACCAAAGCCACCTAAAAATTTTGCTAATGGAATTCCAGGTGCAAGTTTTGTTCTACTAGTTATTATATCTTGAAATACAGGATTATATTTTGGATCTACGAAAAAATCTGTTTGAACTCTTTCTGTAACTTTAGTAGTAAATCTTTTGCTTGTATTTCTTGATTTTCCTATAAGCTTTGTACCAATCGAAGATATTTTTTCATTACTAGCAGTTCTATTAGTTAATTTTGGAACCATTGAAGCAAAATCAGCAGAAAGTACACCGTCTGTTATACAAGCACCAACAAAAGTTTCATTATTAATATTATTTGGATCTCTTAATTTTGAACGTACTTGTCTTGTATTTAAATCGCTGTTCGATACTCCTCCATATTTTGCAGTTTTATCTACAGAATTTTTCATCAAGTCGCCCTCATCAATATCTACTCTTCTTATCGACAATGGTGAATTTTCTAATAAATCATTTAATATACTGGTAGTGGGTCTTACAGTATCTTTATCTGTTGCTGTACTAATAGTTTGTGTTCCACCTCCTGAACCAGGTCCTGATGGCGCAGAACCGGCTTCATCTGCTTTTGCTGCGAAAGATGCTTTACCATTTAACGTGCCATGAAATGTTGTTGCATGCATTGAAGTAGAATTGATTCTTGGTATGTGCGCAGCTTTGCCATACATTACAATCTCGTCGCCTCCAATTGTTCCACTGTCACCAAACACAGAAAGAGAAGATGCTGCAATGTTTGCACTTTTAGTTGATAAACTAACTTCATTTTCAGCAGTCATAAATAGCGTTCCACCTACGTTAAGAGCATCATCAGCACCTACAAATAAACTATTACTAGATTTTACGATACTAGTGTTGTCACCAAACACGAGACTGTTGTTTGCACCTACTACAGTTGTAGAATTATTTCCAGTTATTTCAGTTTCAACACTTCCAGAAATTTGTCTATTAACACCTCTTTTAACTTTTTCTTCAATATCGCCATCAACCGTTACGTTGAAATCTCCGCCTACTTCCAAATCAAAATCACCAGCCACTTTGAGTTTTAAATTTCCATTGTATTGAATTTCTCCATCTCCATCTACAATTACTTTTTCATCGTGTGCAGTTATTCTTACGGTATTATTTACTGAACTATAAATTACAGTGCCATTAGCTTTCATTTCTACGCCACTGCCTGATCTGTGTCTAAGCATTATCTTTTCTGCACCAGGCGTATCGTCATATTCTATAATGTGACCTGATGGTGTTTCTTTTACTTGAGTGTTAGTATATGTTGCAACTGGCTCAGCTTCTAAATCCAAATCTATTTCTGGTACACTACCACCAGTGTAAACGTTCTTTCTTTCAGTACCTCTTGCATATTTGTTTACTCCTGAAACATCAAAATAATCTACTTTAGGATGTTGACCTGTAGGATCAGTTCTTGCGTCTTTAGGGTCTTCGTTTGATCTAAGTTCTTCTTCACTTAATACTTGATCTAAATTTTCATATATTCTACTCATTTGTACCTACTTAAATAATTTTGTAAATGCAGTTATTCCATCTGTTAATTTTTGAGCTGCTGTGCTAGTTGATGGTGCAGCTTCTTGTATCACACTATCTATTTGACCATTTAGTGCATCTTTTCTAACTGTTAAATCTTTAATTTGTAAATCGCCTCTTAGTTTTGCAAATGAACCTGCTGCTTCATTCTTTGCAGCGTTAAAGCCATTTTGTATACCTTTTTCGATACTTTTACTATCGCTTAAAGCAGTGTTAATTTCACTAGTTGCAGTATCAATATCTTTTGTTATTTTTTCTCCATCTAATTCGTTTATTTTTTCAAAATCTTTTAATACTGCATCAAAACTAAACTTTCTTTTAGAATTAAATGCTGTAGTGGTTGATTTTGCAATATTCTTAGGTCTGATAAAAGCTGATGCTTTTTTAGATGGTCCTTCAGTTACTGCAGTTGGATCATCAATATTTGTAGTCTTTTCAAACTTTTTACGATAGATGTCAATATCAAAACCAGGACCTTCGTATCTTCTATTTATTTCATAATCACCATATACGTTTGCACCTGGAAAAACTTCATAAAATACTTTCATAAATTCTTCTAATGATGCAATCTGAAATTGAGTAGCAGGCTTTTCTTTTGTGGCAACAAGAGTAAGTTGCACTCCACTTTTTGTAAAAGTAGCATACTTAGTATTTCTTATTTCATCAATCGGTCGACCTCTTTGAATAGTTCCATCTGTTCTTATAATATAATGACTTTGTATACCAAACAACGCTGCGTTTCTGGATAATTCTGAATTGACGCTTTTTGCTACATCAGATGGATCGCTTCCTGCTGATGATTTTTCTGCTACTAAAAACGCTTGATCTGCCTTTTTACTTTTCTCATGAATAAATGCAGCATCAAAATTTCCAGTTGGTGGCGGCGGTCCAGCATATTTTGCTGTCCAACCTATAACAAGTGTAGTTATTGAATTAGGATTATCTGCTTTAGCTCTTTCACTATTTTCTAATTCTTGTTGTAACTCTTCCATACTATCTACAATTTCAAACTTATAATTCGGTGATGTGCTAAATCCGCTAAAACCACTTTGTGATGTTTGCAAGTTTTGTATTTCTATTGGAACTATTTCTTTACTTATTAAATCTCCTTTATCTACGAGCTTTGAAAAATTTGAATTTAAAGATAGTTCTCCAGTTTCAGTATCAATACCTTCTATTAAATTTGGTACGTCAAATCCTTCAGGTATTTGTAAATCTGGCGCAACTCCTGCGACAGTCTTTTTTATATCACCAAGTAAATTTGTAAGACCTCCTCTAGATTTACTTAGTAAATTTGGCAAAACATTCATTCCACTTCTTCCACCTGATGGCATAACTTTATTAATTAATCCACCTAGACTCAAACCAGCATTATTTATTTTAGGCAATTTACTTTTTACTTCTGTTATTACTTTCTTAACAGCGTTATTTGATGGACTTATACCTACATCTTCATTATCAACAGCATTTTGAAGTCTTGATACTACTTTAGTTGATAGCGCGCTTGATCGAGTACTTGATGCAAATTCCCTAACCTTTGTGGCATTTGCTGTTAGATGTTTTTTAAATATTTTTAACGATCCAGCCGGTGAACCTTGAGATATAACAATTTTATTTAAATTTGTTGTAGACATACCAAGCTTACCAGTAAGTGTTTGTATATTAGAAAGTTGAGTTGACGTTTTATCTGCAGATCCATCACCTGCTCCTAATTGCATTACTGCAGGTCTTAGTTTTTTTATTCCATCTTTTATTGGTTTTGAACCACCAAACAAACCTTTTAAACCATTTTTTATTTCACCTGGATTGTTAAAAGGAGAACCGTTTAAAGCAAAATCTTCTGCTTTAAAATTTGCAGCAGAAGCTTTCATATCCTTTCCAATAGTGCCAGCAAGCTGCTGTTGTAAGTCGACAAACTCTTTTGGTGCTTTAGATTCAAATTGTTGTTGTGTAATTTCTAAATCAAAATCTACAAATATTCTAAAAACAAAATTACTTTGAAGTTCAATTTTTTTGCCACTAAAAACATAATCAATACCATTTGTCAATGTTGTTCTATTTAATTCACTTTCATTATATTTTGCTTGTACTCGATTTACACCTTTTACAATATCACCATCGCCAAATGTAAAAATATAACCGTTAAATCTTCTACCATTGGCGTCCGGGCTGTTTCTAGGATCTGCATCTGAAATCACTTCTGGCATTAGTTAGCTCCTGGTCCTAATTTTCTAAAAGCTTCTTGTGCATAAGCTAATCTTTGATCTGTATGCGACAATAATATGTTTGGTCTTTCATATTTATCTTGAAAAACAATAGTAGCTTCTTTGAATGTTTTTGCTTTTCTTAATTGACCTAAACCTAAGAATGATTGTGTTTCTAGTTCAAACTTAACAAACCTCAGCTGTGCATCTAATGATCTGTAACTCTTACCAATCTTTGATGCAAAATTTTGTAGTTGACCAAACCTGTTACCAGCTGCTTTTGCTGGATTCCATTGTGCTATTCCAAATGAATTTTCGTTTTGAAAGCCAGATCTTGCTGTAGGATTAATGTCACCTTTATTTTGAGAAGCACCAGATTCTACACAAAAGTTGCCAATCATACCACAAGCTTGCTCGGGTGTAAAGTTACCACCAGCTTGTGAAGTAAAGAAATAAAAAGTTCTTTCTATATTAGTATTACCGGATAAAGTAATATCGACGTTAGCCTTTTCATCTACTTCTTCAGTTGTTAAGTTTTTTTCTGTTTCTATTTTTGGAATCGAACCTAGAACAAGAGGATGCTGACTGTCTTTACCGTCTAAAAAAACACCAAAAACTTGAGCTCTTGTTTTTAACTGTGAATTTGCACCAAGTCCAGTTACACCAGGCTCTGTATTTGGAATAACTACTTGTGCCCACGGTAAATCGTTATTTGTTATTTTAACTTTTTCAGCCTTCGATCCAAGTAATTCATTACCGGTATGAATACCATGAATTCTTACTTTAACACGGTCAAGTTTCAATGGATCGTTAGTATCAACTACTACACCAACAAACCATCTAACGTTATCGCCATAAAAATCTTGCATTAGGTAAATAGCTCCTGTTGTTCTCCAATACTTCCAATCTTCGCACACAATAAAGTTGTATCAAATTTTTCAACTCTATAATTATGTCTTGCTTCTAAAATTATATAATCGCCTGATTTTTTTTCGTCAATCTTTGCTGCATTAGCATCTATCTTAGAATCAGTGTCTAAAAAATTTATTCGAATAGATTTTCCAATAGAGTAATTGTTATCTGCAGTTACAAAATCTCTACCTTTAACAGTAATTTTGAGAGGTGTTTTGCTTAAAAATCCTCTAAGAGATTTTTCAATTACTTTCTTTACGTTAGACCCTTTAGTTGTTTCTTCATGATAACTTTTAAATGTTGTATCATTGGTCGTATAAGAACCGCTTGAATGTATTTGAGATATATTTTTTGATTCATAATCTTGAAAACTTATGTCGTTAAATTTATAACCCGGTGCATAATTATATCTTGTGTTAGAAGCACCAATGCTATTTTGTCTTGCTAATCTTTTAAACACATTATTATCAACATTAAATTTTATTGGATCTTCAAGTCCAGTAAAAGTACTATAAAAATTATACTTTGCACCGACAAGTCCTTCTCTAATTAAACCGATAAGATTTTCGGTATCTGCATATTCATAATTTTGAATCGCATAATAACTTTGTATACTTGTAGATGTAGTTAAACTTGGTGCATAAAAATATGGAATCTTTTTATTTATCGGCTGTTGTGTCAACATAGTACCTAAATCTTTTAAAACTAGATTTTCTACTCCAATAGTTGAATAAAGAAAAAATGGAAAACCATCTTTTGTAAGTGTTCTTTTTCTCAACCAAAGACACGCCTCTATTGGATGTAAGTTTGGTACTATAACTTTCATATCTCTTATGCTATCGTTTCCTATAGTCAACACTGTTTTATCAAGGAACTCACTCATTATTTTTTGTATCATTTCAGAAGGTGCGCCAGTATAAGCTCTATTTACATTTTGTAAAGATGAAGTTAACCCTATTAATTCAGTACAATGTATTCTTACTACTTCATCTCTTTCACCAGCTTTAGTAATATCTTTTATTGAGTCAATAAAAAATTCTTTAGTTATTTCTGCGCCTTTATTCATTTCTTCAACGTGATAAAAACTTAAAACTAATTTTTCACCACCTTGAAAATCCATATCTTGTACTATATTTTCTTGATCTACGAAGATTATATTTGCTGTCAAATATGGAAACATAATATTTTCGTAGATTTCAAAATCTGATATTACGTTTTTTATATCAACTGTTGTTGGAGTTCTATCACTAGAAATTAGTGCTTGTGTTATTTTTAGTTCAACTTGGCTTTCAATAGAAAGTTCTGACATGCTATGACCTGATTGATTTTTTGAAACTTGAAATTACATTATTGATTATATTTGGTTTGATTACTTTAATTTGTCTTAGATTTTCATTTGTGGTAAAGTATACGTCTTCATGAGTTTTTTCTGTTATTTGTGATCCGGGTGGCAAAAGACCACCGAAATTTGGTGATGTAGTGTCACTGTCAACACCAAGATCAACAATTTCACCGCTACCATTTACATAATGACTTGCAGACTGATATTCATTTACAGCAGATATTGTTTGCACTGTTTCAATTACTCCATCAGCATTTGTTGAGTTGATTAACTCTCCATCTGATTTGAAAGTTGATATACCATCTATAACGATTTGTCCTAAATCTAAATTTCTTTTTAAGATAACACCTGTTGCACCTGAAACAGCACCAGTAATAGTTTGACCTACTTTTAATTTAGTAGCAAAAGGTTGTCTCGTGTTCAAAACAGTATTCGGAAATATTTTTCTTATATATGCATTAAGTTCGACGTTTGTTAAAGGCCAACCTTGTTCTCTTATATCATCATTTAATAAATAAAAAGTCCAGTAATTTAAAGGTGTGCCATATAATTGTAATGAGACTTGGTCCGGTCTAAATCCTTCTTGTATTGTATGAAAGTTTAAAAAGGAAATACCATCTTTAACTTGATCGACAATGTCCGTGTATTGCGACAAATCTTGATAAACAACCGTGTCTACTTCATCTCCAAATTTATAAAATATTTTATTAAAATCATTAAAGTACTGCATTAGAATCCACCTTCTACAACATCTTTTTTCGTTATTGTTTCGTGTTCAACAAACTGTAATGTAAGATCAATTTCATTAGGTTGGCCGTCTGTTCTAAAACCACCACCAGTTGGATTTATTGTGTGTGAAACAGCTCTAAGATAAGCTGGCTTGATTTGTGGTATCTTAGTAGAATCTACACCTTTAAATTGAAATGAAATTTTAAATGCATTTGGAAACTTAAATCCTACTGCTGCTTCTTGATCGCCAACAGTAACGCCAAAAACGTCTGGATACAATTCTTTTCTAAAGTGTGCAACAATCTTCTGAACTATTTCAGCTTCTTGAGCTGATGTAGCAATAAATTTAAATTGAAAACTAAATTCTCTTAAATTAACTCCTCTAAATATTGATCTAACATTTGGATTAACTATTATTCTCGCTTGAAGAGAAACAGTGTTTTGTATTCCTCCTCCTAATAAACCTCCAAAAAATCGATTTATTCTTTCAACACTAAAAGCCATGGCATCTTTTCCGATTTGAGGATTTGCACTTAGAACATCACTTAAAGAATTTACACCAGCCTGTAAGTTTTCTACTACTGCTCCTGTGACGCCGAGGCCTGAATTTAAAGCTGCCTCTGCAATAGCACCTGAAGCTCCAAGATTAACGTTATCATATAAAGCATTATCATTAAATTGAGTAGAGACTGGATAATGCATCATTACTATAGGTTCATTTCTTTCTTCAAGAAATCTCATTCCTGCTTGTAATGAGGTGGAAACACTTTTTCCTAGTTGTGTTTGAGCCACTGAACCGAATAGTTGTTGAGCGCCAGCACTTACTTTTGCTCTAAATCCTTTTCCCACATTATTGAATGATACGCCACCTGTAGAAGCTAAATCAGTAGTATCATTAAAATCTTCTTCGTTACTTGAAAAATCAGCATTTGAGCCATCGAATGTAGTGTCGTCTGCAAAAAATGGAGTTGCACCTTGTTTTTTTAGATTATCTTCAATTGTCTTATCCATTTGTTTTTGTGATTGATCAGTTGGTGAACCATATCTCATAACTTTAAATCTTATTGTAGCAGGATATGCAGGATTTCCAACCACGTCTAACGGATACATTAAAGCATCAGTTGATCCAGTTTCAGTTAAAGATTGTGCTGCAGTAAGAGTTTCGCCTAATCCAGATTTATTTGTAAATGATCGAACTGCCTCACCTACGTTTCCAAAAAGAGATCTTCCAACTTTTTCTCCTAACGGGCCGACTTTATTTAGTATACTCATATTAAACCTATAGATATATTAAAGTATTATTTGTTTATTTATATGGTTTATTCAGGTCGTTACATAGTTAAAAATAAAACAAAATATAAAGGTGATTTTAATAACGTTATTTATAGATCACTTTGGGAACGAGCTGTGTTTGGTTGGTGTGATAATAATCCAAAGATTAAATATTGGAGTTCAGAAGAAGTTGTAATTCCATATTTCTATGAAGTAGATAAAAAGTACCATAAGTATTTTGTTGATGTTAAAATAATGTACGAAGATAAAACATTATTAGTTGAGATAAAACCTGAAAGAGAAACTGTACCACCAACAGGCGAAAAAAGAACTAAGAGGTATATTGCAGAAGGTTTAAATTACGTAAAAAATATGAATAAATGGGAAGCTGCTGATAACTACGCAAAAGATAGAGGTTGGGAGTTTCATATATGGACAGAAAAAACTCTGCAAGAAATGAAACTGTTACCAAAGCCTGTACCAGGTAAATTAAAAAAGTATACGCCATTAAAGCCATTTCGTAAAAGAAAACGTAAGAAAAAGTTATAAATAGAAACATGAGTAATTTATTTCAAAAATTAGAACTTGAAGCTTTTAGAAAAGGCATTACACCTAGAACTAAAGAATCAAGAGAATGGTTTCGTAAAAAGGTGCAACAACTTACAAGAGTTAATAGACAACAACTTATTAGAAACCCAGAAGTAAAACAAAAATCAAGTCACACATATGGTACTATGATAATGTTCACTTACGATCCAAAGCATAAAGAAAAATTACCTTACTATGATACCTTCCCTTTGGTGATACCGATTGAACCTGCACCGGGTGGTTTTAGAGGACTTAACTTACATTATGTTCCTCCGGTTCTTCGAGCAAAGTTTTTAGATAGTTTACTAGAAACAACTAATAAAAAGTATGATGAAAGCACAAGGTTCAGATTAACTTATAACTTACTCAAAGGCGCAGCAAAATTTAGATATTTTAAACCATGTTTAAAACATTATCTACTACAGCACGTAAGATCAAGATTTGCAGAAGTTGCGTCACCAGAATGGGAGATAGCGACGTTTCTACCTATTGCTAGATGGCAAAAAGAAAGCGCTAATAGAGTATATTCTGATTCAAGAAGGATAGCAAATGGCTAATAGTATAGATGAAATTAAAGCATTAGCGAATACCAAACTAGGATTTGCAAGATCAAATAGATTTTTAGTAACGCTACCTACTAATTTCGGCGGAGGAGGCGGATTGATAGGTGGAGTATTAGGTCTGTTAAATCTTGGCGGCGGCGGAGCATCTGGCAGAGAATTAAACATATTATGTAGTAATGCAACTTTACCTGCAAAAGCCATATTAACTAATGATAGAAGAATAGGTATGGAGTTTCAAAAAGTTGCTTATGGTTACGCTGTTGATGACGTAAGTATGACTTTTTATTTAATGAATGATTATGGTGTAAAAGAATATTTTGATGCTTGGAGAAACACAATAATACCTGAAGAAGGTTTTAGTGCGTTTACATCTAAATATAAAGATGAGTATGCCAGAGATGTAACTATACATCAACTCAGACAGCCACTTAAAGGGTTTAGCAAACAAATAGGACCTATAAGATTTAATGCTGGTATTGGCGGAGGAAGTGTTTATTCAGTTGACTTAATTGATGCATTTCCAATAGCAACAAGTGCTATAGAATTAACGAACGAACTAGATGGTCTAGTTCAATTGACAGTAACCTTTGCGTTTACAAACTGGAGAAGATCTAAAAACGTACAAGGTTTTATTAACATGGATATTGATACACCACTTGGTGGTATTGATATATTATAGGAGTGATTGATGGGTTTACCTAAATTATCAAATGATAAACCAATTTATGAACTAACTGTACCGTCTACTAATAAATTAGTTAAGTACAGACCATTTTTGGTAAAAGAACAAAAATCAATGTTAGTAGCTTTCGAATCAAAAGATACTAAACAGATATTAAATTCAATATTACAATGTATTGAAAATTGTGTACAAGACATCGACGTAAATAAACTTTCTACGTTTGATGTTGATTACATATTCACAAAAGTAAGATCAAAATCAGTAGGTGAGACTTCAAGAATATTAATGGCTTGCAGTGAATGTAATGAAGAAAATGAAGTTACTGTTAACTTAGATGGCGTTAAGTTGACAGAAACTGAAATTAAAGATAACGTGATTAAATTAAATGACGATATCGCAGTAACTATGAAATATCCTACATACGTTGATATGCTTAGGCATCAAAACATATTTAAAGAAGATGCAAAAGAAGCTTCAGTTATATTTGAAAATATTAAAATGTGTATGCATTCTGTACAAACAGAAGAAGAAAACGTTTTAATAAAAGATGAGACTGAGGAAGAGATTGAAACTTTTGTTAATAGTTTAAATAATGTTCAAATGCAAAAGATTATGGATTTTGTTGAAGGATTACCAAATTTAGTTTATGAAGATACTTTTGAATGCAAAAAATGCAAGAAAGAAAACGTAGTTAAATTACAGGGGCTCAATGATTTTTTTTAATTAACCTCTCTCATGAAACGTTGGAGAACTATTTCAAGACGAATTTTTTAATGATGCAGCATTTCAACTATTCATTATCAGACTTAGAAGGAATGTTACCGTGGGAGAGAGAGGTTTATATAATATTATTAAATGAGCACTTAGAGGAAAAACAAAGAGAGCAAAGTGGCAGCAACATTAGCAGATATCAATAAGACCTTAATAAGTGTAGATGAGAATACTCAGAAAACAAGTAAAGGTATAAACGGCTTCTTAACTTATCTTAAAAGAAGAGACGCTAAAGAAGATAGAAAAGAACTTGAAGCTTCTCGCGAAGCAAGAAAAGTAAATACTCGAGACACACAACAATCATCAGGTGGAGGTGGTAGATTTAGTGGTTTCAAATTGCCAAGTTTTAGTTTACCTAGTCTAGGAGCACTTGCAACCGCTGCAACTCTATTTACAACTCGACTTTTTAAAAGAGGCCTTATTGGTGGTTTACTAACAGGATTTGCTGATGAAATTGCTAACTTCTTTTTACCTGGAGAACCAGGAGAGAAACAATTAACAAAAGATTTAAGAAAATATTTAACAGGTGCTTTAGAAGGATTTGGTTTAGGTTATATCTTATTTGGTAAAAAAGGTGGAATACTTGGTGGAATACTCGGTGCTTTAACTAAAAATGAGAAAGTAGATAAAGAACTAGGTAGACTAACAGATAATTTAGAAAAGTTAGCTACAGTAATTTTTGGTCCTGATTACAAAGGTGGATTTGCTGCAATGGCTAATAGTATTGCTAATCTTGCAGGTGACGGCCTTACACGTTTAAATAATCTTGTTGAAGGTAAGAACTTTAGCACAGAAAATATAAGAGAACTTGGTAAAGACATTCTTGGTGCGGCTGGTGTCTTAGGTGCCTTTGGTTTTTTTGTTTCACCTAAGTTTAGAAAAATGTTATTAAGCGTAAAGACATTAAAAAAATTACCAGTTGTTGCTTCAATAATCGCTTTAGCAAACTTACTTGGTTATACTGTATCTGAAGATGGTAGTGAAGGACCATCGAATCTTGAGATTGGTGCAGGCGTTGTAGGTACTACGTACTTAGCAAAGAAAGGTTATGATGCTTTTAAAAATCGTGGAGCTGGTGACCCAAGAAAATTAGACCCAGGGTACAACGAAAAAATAAAAGCAGCAAACAAACTTTCACCATCGGCTTTAAGTAAAGCAGGTTTAGAAAAAGCTAAAGGTGGCGGCGTACAACAAAAAGGTTCAGGTAGGTTTGCTACAAATGCGCAACTCGATAAAGCACTAGAAAACAGATATGGTAGAATATTTGGACCTAAAGGTATTGCTCGTTTTCTTGGTGGTGTGTGGCCATTAGGTTTACTTGCAGGTATTTTAACAGCCAGTAGCGTACAGCAAACATTAGCAGATGACAATTTATCTGAAGATGAAAAAAGAAAAAGAATAGGTGAAGAACTTGGTTCTTCACTGAATATGTTTGCCTTTGGTGCGCTAGGTGGAGCTCTTGGTGGAATTACATTCGGACCTAAAGGCGCTACAGTCGGAAGTATACTTCTTGGTTCTCTTGGAGCTTTGGCTCCTAATGTGGCAGGTGATTATTTAGCAAGTTGGTTCTTAGGAAGACCGATGTCTGAAAGTCAATTAAATCAGATTACAAGTTTAAATCATATTAGAAAAAGAGCTCAAGGCGGTGGAATGAATCTATTTCAAGATATATCAAGCACTGAAGGGCTTGTGAGTAGGTTACCACCTTCATCTGCTACCACTCTTGGCAGTAATCTTCCGAATGCAATGACAGGTGGAGGAGCACCAGCTTCAAATCCTAATACGTTAATCACTTCACAAAACAATTACTCAACACAAAATCAATCTTTGATAGTGGGCCACCCTAACACGCGTGATGGATCGAACGCACTAAATCAAAGATTGAATGTTGGATTGAGCGGGACTTAAGCGTCTTCTTTTGCAAGTTTAGCGAAGTAAGACATTGTGTCCTCTTCAGAAGTATCAACTTCTTCAGCAGTCACTGGAGCTACAGACTCAACTGGCTCGTTAATCTTATTCTCTTCCTTAACTTGATAAGTACCTTGGTTCATTTCCTCTCCAAGAACTCTCATTAATTTCGCTTTTAACTCATCATATGTCTTATAGTTCTTAGGATTAGTGAACTCGGTAAGATCATGCAATTGATTATATGCACTTTCTAACTTAGCCTCATCACCATCTTGAAATACTGCAGCAGGTGCGAACTCAGATTTATCGTAGTTTCTATAACCTTCTACGTTTCTAATCTTAAGTTTAAAATCTGCGCCTTCCCAGAAATCAAATGGATCTATTGGTTGCTCGTCTGCAAAAGATGGATTCATAAGATCATAAATCTTATCGAAGATTTTTTTACCAAACTTATATAGGAATACCTTACCTTCGTTTTGAGGAGCTGAAGGATCGCTTACAACCATAATATTGGTTACGTAATGCAGTCTTCTTTTTTGACTTCTAGCTTTTTCTTTATCAGATTCTATACCTGAATTCCAAAGTCTAGAGTTTAACTCACCAACTGGATCTGGTTGACCTATAGAAGTTAGAGAGTTTTCGATATACCATAAACCGGTAGGGCCTTTGAACCCGTGATCCCAATATCTTACAAATGGAATCTCGCCATCTTTACCTGGCAAGAACCTGATTACGGCATAACCGTTACCAGCTTTATCAACAGTTGGTTTCCAAATCCTGTCATCGACGTAGGATTTTGTTTCACCACTAGATGTGGCTTCTGCTGCTTTAATGATTTTGCTGATATTACTTCCGCGATTGCGTTTTAATGTTTCAAATGACATCGTATTGTCTCCTTATTAACTGAAATATTAACTGAAATATTACTTGTATATAGTACCCTCCCAACCATTCACTAGCTTGCAAGGTACCTATAATATATATACAACTTTACTCAAAAAATGCATCATCAATAGAATTTTTTTTCGGTAAGAAATTTAAATTCATTGCCTCTGCTTCAATCTTATCTTTGATAACAGGCGAAATAAATCTTTTGATATCTTCTACTTCAATCTGATTTTTTTCACATACATGAATCACAGCATCCATATAAGGTATCTTTTTTTCAGCTACTGTACCTTCGATAAGTTTGGTGAATCTCGTTCTTGTTAGAAATTGTTCTTCAACTTTACTCATTTGTCTAACACTCTTAATAATATAGTATCTTTATTGATACGACCGTTCGGTGCAAATGTTTTTGTAGTTATACCTTTCCATGCCTCATCAATTTGTTTTGGTGTCTTTGATAAGAACACTGGTAAGTAATCATCAGGCTTACGTAAAGTTACTGCTCTACTTGTAGCCTTGTTAAAATTCTTAATAGTCGAACCTGATATTACAAATCCACTTGGACTGTCTGTAACGTACTCAGTAACAACTTTGTATTTACAATTAAAAGTGTACAACCTGTTTTTATTTGGTATCTGTATTGGATTGATAGATACAATTTTAAAATTAGCATCTTCTTTCTTATATTGTACTTTTGATACCTGTTTATCGATCGCAACAGAACCTTTAATTTTAACGTTACGAGATGCTTTACTTGCAGATTTAATTCTATCTAAATCAGAAAGCATTTCTTTACAGACTTTAATTCTGTGATTGAG